AAACCTTCGCGGAACTGGAAGATGCGCCTGATCTTGGCGCTGATGACTTTGATATTTCGGATCCTGAACCTGAGTCGGAAATGGCTTCTGGTCCCCAGAAAATCAAACCACTGACCGGCGCAGCGCGATTGGCGTTCCTTCGAACAAAAGCAAGAAATAAACAACGTGGCTAAGTTTCCCGACCTTAGTGGTGACGGTAAAGTTACCCAAAAAGATATTCTTATGGGCAAAGGAATTATCAAGAGCCCTAAGGGCGGAACTACGGACACGAATCGGCGCAAGAAAATTTCTGAGGCTTTAGCCCAACGCAGTGTGACGCCTGCAACAAAGATGGTGAAGTATGGCTGATATGGATGAGTACTCTCACTTAATGAAGGGCAAGCGTGAAGAGACGTCTTTTACGCCCCCACCGCTGGTTCGACCTGAGGTTCTTGCCGCTACTGCGGAGGATCCGGATGACAAGCCTCTGCCTTTCGAAGAGGATGTCCGCAGCGTTGGTCGTGGTGCGAAGGCGATGTACGACATCCTCGATAAGTACTCGACAAAAGCCCTCACATATCCGGCCCGCTTTGCGGCTGACCCTGTTGGCAAAACTCGCGAACTCGGCATTGCTGCGGCTGATGCTCAAGAGGCATTAGTTAATTTGGGTAAAGCTGTTGCTTCTGGTGACCCAAAGGCCATTCGGGACTCTGCTGACCTTACGAGCATGGTTCCGGGAACGGGGCCCTTTCCTGACCTTGCCTCTGCACTTGCGTCCTATACGATGGCCGGCCAAGATGTTGCTGAGGGGAAAAGCCCGAAGGAAAACATTCTTTGGGGTACACTGAGCGCGGCAACTCTTCCACTTTGGTGGTTGGGTACCTCTGAGTTGCGCCAGGCGTCAAAAATGGTTGAGGCTGCTGACAAGGCAGAGAAAGCTGCTAAAGCGGCTAAAACCGAAGTAAAGTTTGGCGGTTACGCGAACCAAGCTGCGGCTCAAGCAGCTAAGCGTCAGAACATTGTGGATCATAAGTTTGCGGACGAGTATGACGCGCAATTAGAGCGATTTGCCAAACAAGATCGAGCAATACAGACCGTTGCACGAGAAAAACTCGATGAGGGTTTTACTTCGGCTCAGATCGATAAAATTTTAAGCACCAAAATAAATGAGATTTCTAGAAGTCGTCAGTCTTGGCTAGATGGTTGGACTAAGCGCTATCAATCTGAGCGTGCTGGGTTTATTCCGGAAAGCAAACGAAAGGCGATGCATGAGGCAGAGAATGCACGTCGAGTGGCTCGTGGCGAAGAGCCCGTTCCATATCAGACTGCGGCTTCTTTCGGATTAGCCGGACGAATGGAAGAGGCGTTGCCTCAGCCTATGGGCGGCGACATTAAGATTACGGGTCGAAAGGGTTCTCGTTCTCCGACGCGAGAAGACGAGTTGCGTGATGAGTCGCGTCAGGTGGTTGCGCGGACTGGTGCAGAGGCGAAGTTTCGCAAGATGACGCCCAGTGAGCGTAAGCAGTATGATGAGTTGGGTGAGATTACTCAGAGGGACCCGAACGCCCCTGTCGTACCTATCGTGGATGATTCGGGCAAGCTCATCGTGGGCAAGGAACCACCTGTTCGGCAAGCTAAAGACGTTACTGATCCGTATCCGGAAGGCACTGCAGAAGCTATTGCTCGGCAGGGGCTTCCGACCCAGGCAAGCAAGGGTGGTAAGGTTGTTGGGAAACCGCGTGGGGCCAAAGGCCCTGAGGGTCGAGGTGTCGGCACAGAGGGGATGCCTGAGTCTCTTATTCGCGATTTGAATCTTATCGCACAGAAAGAATTTCCTGACGCAGGTGGGATGCTTCCTCAGGAACGGTACTTTGACGGTCTTACTGCGGAGCAGCAACAGGCTGTTTTGTCTAAGGCTCGAGAGACCCATGTTCTGAGGCGTGAGGTCGGAGGGGTGCTTGTCAGGTCGGACCCGGCTAGAGCGTTAAAGGCATTCGAGAAAAGCAGAGCAGCAGAAGCAGCAAAGGCTCCTACAGGCACTGGCCGCTCCACAAAAGCCTCCCGTGCTCGTATGGCTGAAGCTGCGGAGGCGCGCAGAGCAGAGGAGTTCGCAGGTAAGGGGCGTAAGGAGCTTCAGGCGGGTCTCAGGGGCAAACGGAAGGCTACAGGTACAACTCAGATGATTCGTAAGCGGGCTGCCCGTGAGGCGTCACAAGAGGGTCTTCCGACGGAACAATTCCTTCGCGAAGTAGACGGCATGACTTCGAGATTTTCTCCGAATGAAATCGCTTACATTAAGCAGGAAATCAATCGTGGAGCGATGCCAGCCTCAGCGGATAGTTTGGACTTTGTTGAGGGCATGAGCGGTACGATGGACATTGTTAAGTCCCCCAGCGGTCAATTCGTTCCGACTCAAAAAGTTAAAGGCGCACAGACTAAACCGGTACGTCGCAAGCCCCCAGGCGGCGGTGGTGCGGCTAAGACTGTAGAGCCTCCCAAGGACTTGCCTCGAGCGTCAAAGCTGTCTGAAGATGAGTTGGCGGGGCAGACGCCCTCCAAGGAGCGGGCAAAAGAAACGTTTGAGCAGGCTAAGCGTGGTTTGTCGCAGAAAAACCTGGACAAGTTGAAGGCCATACTATCCATAGAAGATATGGCGACATTCAAAAAGGTTCGTCGAGTTGAGCGGGATGCTGCCAAGCAGTCAGCTTTGAGTAGGGAAGAGTATTTGTACGAAAACCTACCACGTAAAGTGTTGGACGCGCTTGCTGATCCGGACGCCTTGCTGAAAAAGTGATATAGTTGTGCCACGCAATTATGCGAATTGAAACCCCCGATAGCTTAGGCCGTCGGGGGGTTTTTATTACGAGTTACGAATTAACTCTGCTTCTCGTTGAGCTTCCATCTTACGTGCGAACATAATTTCTTCGAACGATCGAGGCTCTCCACCTTCTGTAGCGGCTGCTGTATCCGGCGTCATGTTCATAAGCTTCATGCCTTCGGGCACAGGATCTGGTTCTGGTTCCGGTTCTGGTACGGGCTCAGGTTCAGGCTCGTTTGACAGGTCATAGATTGCGCGGGCTACTTTAATGGCCACATCAACGGACTTTCCTGATTTCCATTGTTCCAAGAACTCATCAAATGCTTCGTCGTGCTCGAATACATCGTTCGCGTTTGCAGTGAGGTATCCTTCAAGCTCGTCCACTTCGCGCTCTGTGAGTTCCTTGTTGAACTCATCAAGTTGCGTCTGCAGTGTGACCGCTTGCTGAAGAGCTTCATCGCGCGCTTTCTGAGCTTCTTCTACGTTAGATCCGAACGCAGTTTTGGCTTTTTCGTGCTCTTGTTCTGCTTGCTCTCGAAGCGCTTGGATGGCTGATTTATGAGCCAACTTCAAGTTATCGATCTCTTGTTGTTTTTCTACAAGTGGGTCTACGTCACCGTGAAGCCATTGCATGGCGCGCTTCTGTTCTTGTCGCGCGGTGTCCATAAGGCTTTCTGCTTCGCGTCTTTGTTTCGACAGTTCGTCGAACTTCTTTTGGTATCCGCGAGCCCAGTTGTTGTACTTATTCTCAAACCCTCTGTCGATTGCTCCTCGCAGAGAATCGTCTAGTTTGTTGTACCACTGCTCTGTTCGGAGGCTTTCGAGTTCTCCGTTCCAGTCAAACACTTCTGGTGCAGTCTCAACTGTGTCTTCAGCCTCCGCGCTTACTGCGACGGCTTCAGGCTCTGCAGATTCTTCTGCAACTTCAACAGTCTCTGCGGCCTCGCCTTCTACAGCACCACCTTCAACAGCGTCGTTGTCTTCTTCCCACATATGCTACATACCTTCTGGCGGCATCATTTCAGGGCCAGGACCTGCTGGCATTTCCTCAGGCATGGGCTGCTCCTCTGCTCCGCCGTCGCCTCGGGCAGCCACCATTTCCAGTTGCATGAGTAGATCAAAATCAGAAACAATCATGTCGGCAAGCTCTTGAGGTGTCTTGCCTTGGCTTTTGTCCAGTTGTTGGGCTGCGTCGTAGAGCACTTGTGCCCGCTCTTCTGATGCACCAAGAGCCTCCATCAGCGGTGAGAGGTCGACGTCTTCGACGGCAACCTCTTCTTCGACAACCGCTTCTTCTGGCGGTGCTTCTTCTGGTGGAGCTTCTTGTTCTGGCATTCCGCCTTGGGCAGCCATTGCCTCAGCCTGGTCGAAAATGTTTTTCATTTCGTCCATCGAAACCTTACCGCCTTGTTTGTTGACTTCTTCGGTTTCTGTCATCTCTGGTGCTTTAGCCATGGTTGTATCCTATTGCATACTGGTAAGATTACCAGGTTGGTTATTAATTTTGTTGTTGGTATTCCTGAAAAAGATCAGGTCTCATCAGTTCGTAGGCGGATTTAATTCCGATAGAGCGAATAAATTTGTTGGGTACGCTTAGCTGTTCGCCGGTTGCCCTATCTTGAACAACCTTTGCGTCTCTGAGTGTATCTTCTTTCACTTCTCGCAGGGACCTATTTTTTCTCGCGGCCATGTGGTGCGCGTATTCGACAAGCTCGATGTCAGAGAGAAGGCTTCTTTTACTTGGGTCGGGCATTATTTGCTTCCCACCAGTTGTGCGGGTGTTTTTGTTTCCTTGCGTCCCTCTGACTTGAGTCGCTTACCGTGGTTACTCACCTCTTTGATGATCTTATCGTTGAGGCCCTTTGCTTTTTTCCGCTTCCAACTGTTGTGCCGCATGGTGTCCAGCCGCTCGGATTTTTGTGCGGGTGTTTCTTCTTGGATGTTTACGCGCTTACCTGGAAAGCGTTCCTCGATCGTTCTAATGCATCGATCGTAGTCTTCTTTGGTTTCGGCTTTGCCGAGTACTCCAAAGTCGACTGCGGCGAAAGATCCTGGTCCTTGACCATGGATAGCGTAACGGAGCCCACGGAAACTCATCTTGCGTTTGCTGCCGCACTCGGGGCAATCGTCAGGTCCGTCGGCTTTGCGGTAGATGACTTCCTCTTCAAAGAAGTCGCAACCTGTGCATTCAACGTTGTTCATTATGAGGCTCATGATCCCTCTGGGTCTGTAAGTTCTTCCGTTTCTTGCGATAGTGTTTCGTATTCGATTGACGGCGTCACGTTTTCTTGTCGGAGTACGTCACCGGCGGGACTCATGAGCCAGACGGCCCCATCTTCGTATACTAATTTTCTCCATCCACCTGGCAACCGGATGACTTCTGTTTGGCTCCAGCTTACGGGCTCTTGGTCTTCATATTCTTTTTGGAACTGTTCCTCAGAAGCGTCCATCCCGAACTCTTCGCGCTCATATTTATCGCTTGTGTCTACGCCTTCGTGGGCATGCGGAGCGTACACATCACCGGCTGTTTCTATTGGATTCTTTTTAGCGAGCCCAAAAAGCCCTGATTTTAATCCAGGAGAAATACTCGTAAGTGCGAAGAGTTCTTTTACAGCTTCTTCGCGAGTATCGTAGTTACCCGTTTTCATGTACTCATCTACGGTGTCTTCGAACTGATTTAATCTGTTCATTGACTTTTCTGTTGAGGTCAACTCGTCACCGCTAACTGGCTCAGATTCCATCCCGATCTTTTTAAAGAAACGTTCAAGCTTAGGACTACTCTCTTCGGAAGGAAAGAAACTTGGTCGTTTTTTTCCTATCTTGGCTGTGTGTTCACTTTGGGCTTGTCGTTTAAGATTTTTAAAATACTCTTCGACGTCAGCCACAACTTTAGGGTCTCTGGGATTCATTCGCTCTTGGATGGCCTTGTCGTATGCGAGGGCCTGCTTGGTGTCCATTTTTTTAGGGGCCCTAACCGTGCCGGTGCCTGCCTCCGTACCCGTAAGCGCATACTCTCCGGGCAAACTAAACGACTCGCGAAGCCGCTTCATTTTTTCGTCGTACTCACTCATGCTTTCCTACTCTTAATTGCGGCTTTAATTTTTCCCCGCTTTACGGGATTTTTGAACTTTGCGTACTGCTCGCCTTTGGCTTCTGCCGTTTGCTTAGTCCGTGTTTCCGCAGCAGTTTGTTGAGGCGAGTCGTCGGCGTGATCGGCGGCAGGCTTGTACCGCTCGCCCGTAGCGTCAGGACCTTGAACACTGGGCTTACCTGATTTGGTGCCCCAATCTTCATCGGTCCACTGCTTCAGAGATTTTTGTGACTTAGCGAGTCCCATTAGTCTTTGTACCCTCCGCCTTTCCGTTTATACGCAGCGGCGAGCATTTGGGCTTTTCGCGCAGACCATTGACCGGGCTTACCACCTTTGCCCCCAGCCTTGATGCGCTCAAACTGACGTTTCCGCATGCCTGGCTTAGTGTAGTTGCCTGCTTCGTTTACACGACTTTTAGTTTTTTTAGTCATTACCATTTCACCTTGTCGGCCCAGTAAGCGGCGCTCATCTTGCCCTTAGCGATGTTTTTAGCGTGGCGAGACTTAAAGCTCTTACGTTTTTTCTTCATCCGGTCGCCTTCACCTTTCTTTGGCTTACCTGCTGTGCTTGCTCCTTGCTCACCAAACCGAATTAGTTTTAATCGACTGCCTTCTTGCGCCAACACGATATGGCTTTTTGTTGGGTGATTTGGCGTCCGCTTGGGCTTGTTTACCCCTTCAAGATTGTGCTTCTTGAGCAGGTTTGCTTTACGAATTTTATCTCTTTTCGAAAGTGCCATTGATAACCCTATGCCTCACCAGGAATCATGCCTTCTTCGGCTGCAAGCGCGTTTACTTCCTCTGGAGGCAGTTCAGCCAAGGCTGCTTCGAGTTGAGCCAACTGTTCTGCCTCCATTGCGGGTGCGCCTGCAGCGGCTCCACCAAGCTTGGCTTGCGCTTCGGCTTCCATTGCAGCTTGTTGTTGCTGCATGGCCTCTTGCTTCATGGCCTCGAGTTCTGCTTCGGGAATAATGATTCGTCGAGAAAGACCCATTCCAGAAATGATTTCTTCTGTCAGTTTCCGCATGTCGACATTTTCGTTTTGCGCCATGAATGGAATCATTTGAAGCAAGCTTTCGATCATTACACTTGGGTTCTTTCGGATTGGGTTGTAGGACACCATCTCGAAATCCATCTCAACATTGCGCAACTCTTTATGTCCAAGTTCCGTCCATCGTCGGTCACCCGCGATACGAATGAGGCGCGGTTCGCGCATGTATTTTTTGCTGAGGTAGAACGCTTTTCTAGCTACGTCTTCGATAGCATCATTGAGGTGCCCTTCTCTGGTCGCGAGACGTGTCCGCATTTGAGCATCAATAATCGCCATTTCTGTAGCTGTTCGAGCACCTACGACTTGTCCTCGGGCAGCCTCGGCAAGCGCGGAAATAAACGCGGCATCGTCTTCTTGTCGTGAGATAAATTCTTTCACTCCTGTTGGAGCATCAGGAATTGGCATCTCATAAAACAATGTTGCCAATGTTCGAAGAGTTTCGCTGTTTGAGGGGTTGATCCCGATAAACGACCCGGCACTGGCTTCGACGGCTTTGTTCAGGTCTTCTTCTGTAATTCGACCAGAATCGTACAAGATTCGAGGAATCTGAAGATACGTGATTTGTTTCATATGAGTCAGCAAGTCGTTGATTGTTTCTTGCTGCTTCAAAACCAATTGAACCTCGCTCAATCCGAGACAGTCGATGCCGGATTGGTTGAGGCTAAACATTGAGTATGGGATATAGTCGATCTTATCTTCGAACACGACGGCGTCAGCTTGTTTCACGTAGTGCTGAATCTTGCCCGTTTCTCGATCGTAGTATTCGTAGATTGTGACCCACTGAAACGCATCGCGTAGTTGTTGTGTGTCACTGCTTTGATTTTGATCTTGCAACCACTTTGGGTATCGATCGGGCTGAACTTCTTTGACCAGGTCGGCTTGATACAGTCCTGATCGGACTCGGTTCTTAAATTCTTCGAACGAGATAACGGTTGCTTCAATCCAATATCGAATATCGTCTTGGTCTCGTACAGTTAGATCGAAGAACACGGAAGAAGGGTTCACGGCGCGAACAATTGGCATGTCTCGCTCGGCGTCCCAGCCGGTTTTAAAGATTCCTCGTTTACAAAGAACGGCGTCAATGAGTGTCGTTGCTGCTTTGCGCCGGAACTTGTTTGTTTGAAAAACGTATTCAAGAAGCCCCGTGACGGATGTCGCTGATTCTTGAGATTGCGGTGTTCGGGCAACCGCAGCGACGGATGGGTTTGGTCCAAGCAATGCGCTGACTGCAGTATCAGCAATCGCGTAGATCATGTTTTTCGAGCACAAATATGAGTCCATTCGGGTATTACCCAAATCACTATCAGAACTCGTAAAAAAGTCTCCGCGATAGAATCGGCGAGCTTTGTCGAACTGAGTTTTTTCGGATCTCTTGTAGTAGTCGAGATGTCGATCAATCAGTTTTGAGAGCTTGGACGCCATGGTTACTCCTGATCTTCGAATTTTTGTTCGGGTCGAATGGATCCGTCAGGGTGAAACAGTTTTTTCAGAAGCTGTGAATCTTCGTATGCGCGCTGAAACATAGCGAGTTTTTCTCCCTCAAGAGGTAGACCAGTAAGATTCAGCACATTGCTTTCGGGTTCGATTAATTCAGTAGCCATTATTTATTTTCTTCGACGTCTTTGTCTTTTGCGTCCGTCATCGCTTTCAAAAGAGAAGATTGTTGTCTGACTTTCTCCGCCATAGCCGCGTCACTTTCCCTGGCTTTAACTTTTGCGTCGTGCATTACTTTGTCTATGGGCGTGTAGCCTTCTTTTTGTGCGCGAGAGGATTTTTTTCCCATTGTTATCTCCAAGTAAGTGATGCAGGCCTAAAAGGTGAACTAGCTTGTTGCCGTTTTTTGTGGCGATGATCGTCAAGCTGCCTGATTGTAACTTGTCCGGCAACATGTGTGTTCGGTTCTTCCTTCGCAGGCGTGTGGAACTTTCTTTTTGTAAGTATGTCTGCAGCCATAACCGCTGTTCTTGCTCGGTCAAAGTGGTGCAGGATTCCATCTTCTCCCTTTACGCGTTTTTTAGTGCTTCCATCGTAGTTGAGAAGTTGGTGCAGTGTTCCTCGACTTTGAATTATTAAGTCGTTCTGTCGGAGCATTTGAACCAGCCGGGCTTCCGATTCTTGAATTCTTTTCTGTGTTGCGTACCATCCGGGATGATTTCGGTCAGTCCACAGAAGGTTTCGCGTGCCTTGGTCTTTTAAGATTGCAATGCACGCCGTTGCGTTTGACTCGACCGCAAGCAATGCGTTGTTGTATCTGCGTTGAATGTTTTGTAGCCTGTTTGCAAACCGATCCGGTGGTTCACGATCTTCCCAGAAAGCGACCTCTCTCCAATTGGTTGCATCCCACACAGTTAGGGCGGACTTATCACCGGTACTACCAAACCCTGCGGGGTCAGCGGTAATTAGGTACTGCCTTCCAGGCATGGGATCTTCGAACTCGTGGCACCCCGAAGGAAACAGCGGTGGGTCGGCTTTTGCTTTTGCGAGCCATGGCTTCAAGACATCTGCTGGCATCACCGGGTTTGTTGTCCCCAGCCAACCGTCGTATGCGT